GTGGTCCTTGACGAGGTGGACAAGTACACCAGCGGCCTGAACCTTGCCGAGGCCAAGGCGCGGACCACCACCTACCCGCACACGAAGAAGATTTTCACCCTCTCTACCCCCGGCCTTGAGAACGGGCCTGTGTGGACCGAGCTGCAAGGTTGCGACGAGCTGCGGGATTACTGGGTTCCCTGTCCCGATTGCGGAGCGATGCAGGTCATGGAGTTCAGCCAATTCAAATGGCCGCAGCAGGCGGCGCTGCTCCAGGGGCTGGACAGTGCCGACGCCAAGGCCATCCGGCGCAATCAGCTGGCGTGGTACGAGTGCCGGGAATGTGGCGCGCGCTGGGACGATACCAAGCGGGATACCGCCGTGCAGCACGGCGAGTGGCTGTCGCGCAACCCGGTAAAGAACGCTCAGAGTATCGGCTTCCATCTGCCGTCCTGGTACAGCCGGTTCGTCTCCCTCTCCGAGGTGGTGGCGCGGTGGTTGGAAGCGCAGGATGACGACCAGAAGCTCCGCGCCTGGTTCAATAACGTCGCCGCACTCCCTTACGTGCCGGAGAAAAAGGAGCGCAAGGAGACCCACATCCTCACCCTGCGCGATGACCGCCCGCGCGGCCTGGTCCCAAAGGGGATATCCTGTCTCACCATCGCCATCGATACCCAGATGCGCGGCTTCTACTACGAGGTGCGCGCCTGGGGGTACGGCCTGGAGCTGGAAAGCTGGCAGGTGCGGGAGGGATTCGTGGAGACCTTCAGCGCCTTGGAGCAGATCATCTACCGCGACGAGCACCGGGACGCCGCCGGGGCGCTCTACCACATCCAGTACGGCATCATCGACTCGGGCGGCGGCATGGGGGACTTCGGGGTGTCCCGCACCACCGAGGTCTACAACTGGTGCCGGGTCCACCGCCACATCCTCCCAATCAAGGGGCAGCAGCGCATGTCGAAGCTCTGGAAGTGCGAGGCGCTGGACAACTATCCGGGTACCAACAAGCCCATCGTGGGGGGGCTCAACCTCTACCACATCAATGTCACGAGCCTAAAAAATGACCTGGAGCGCAAGCTGAAGATTGCGCCGTCCGACCCCGGTGCCTGGCACCTCCACGCCGAGTGCAGCGAGGACTATGCGCGGCAGATGTGCTCTGAGTACAAGGATGAACGTGGCTTCTGGCAGTGCCCGCGCGGCAAGGCCAACCACTTCTGGGACGTGAGCGTCTACCAGCTCGCCCTGGCGGAGATCGTACAAATCAAGTTTTGGCCGAAGCCCGCAGACGGCCAGCAGGGAGTGCAGCCCACCGGCAGGCGCGTGCGTAGCACCGGCATACAATGAAATCTTTCAGGAGGTGATATATGGCAAGAGTCAACAGAGTGGTGGAAAGCCGTGAGCCGGAGCTGGAGCAGGTACCGAAGGTCCGCGTTACCGCACAGGACATTCACGAGGTAAAGCGCCTCCATATTTTAAAGAACCTCCTGTACACCCCAGAAGAGGCTGGACAAGTGCTCGGCAAGTCTGGTCGCACCATCCTGGAACTGGTCCGCGAAGGGAAGCTGGTCGCCGCAGGCACCAAGGGTTCGTCCGGCCTGCGCATCACCGCTGAATCCCTGGAGACATATCGGAATTCCATTCTGATCCCCCCGGAAGATTGGGGGGAATGACCCAAAAAATCGTGCCTGATTTTCATTTTTTGCGCAAACGACGGAAAACGACGGAAAACGCCCACTGTTGCCCAGATAATTTCCCTCCTATCATTGGCCCCATATCTTGGGGCCTTTTCCTTTTGGCCCCGCAACATGTGGAGCCAACATGCCCGACGATAACGGAATAACCCTCGCCGACGCCCGCGCCCAGCTCGCGGCTTGGCTGGCCGCCGACGCCAAGGCAGCCGAGGGGCAGTCGTACCGGATCAACTCTAACGGTATCGACCGCATGGTCACCCGTGCCGACGCTGCCGAGATTCGCAAGAACATCCAATACTGGGAAGTGCGCGTGCGCGCGCTCTCCGGTGGTGGACCGCGTGTCCGGGGAGTCACCTTCCTTCCATGACAGCGCCCGTCGTCAAAAATAACCTGCTGCCGGACGTGCGCGGGAACCTCGTTGATCGGATGATCGCGGCCATCTCCCCGAAGTGGGGGGCGCGGCGTATGGCCGACCGGATGCGCATGGAGATCGCCACCGGCTTCTTCAGCATCAGCGGAGGTTATGAGGGGGGCTCACGCACACGGCGCGAGACCAATACATGGACGCCCTTTCCCACCGACGCCGACAGCTCCATTCTGTACGACTACAACGACCTCCGCTCCCGCTCTCGCGACGCCGAGCGCAATCAGCCCATAGCCACCGGCGCAATCGGCACCACCTGTATGAACGTGGTCGGTTCCGGCCTGAAGCTCCAGTCCCTGGTTGACGCAGAGCTACTCGGGCTCACCGACGAGCAGGCCGACGCCTGGCAGCGGCACACTGAACGGCGCTGGAACCTGTGGGCTGATTCCAAAGACTGCGACCTGGAGCGCACCCGGAATTTTGCCGCCTCGCTCGACGCCATCCTCTTCCAGCGGCTGGTGAACGGCGAGTCTTTCATCAACCTCCCCATCGTCCCTCTGCCGGGCATCTCGAACCCGCTTCGCCTGCAACTGATCGAGTCGGACCGTGTCGGCAACCCGAGCCTGCAAATCGACCGCGCGGACATGGTTGCCGGGGTGGAAAAAGACCAGTACGGCGCGCCAGTGGCCTACTGGATACTTCGCGGCCACCCCGGCAACATCCGTTACCTCGACTCTAGCCGCTGGCAGTGGGACCGCTACCCGGCCTTCAACGACCGCACCAGTCTGCGCAACGTGATCCACTACTACCGCTCGCGGCGAGGGGAGACCAGAGGGGTCCCCATGCTCGCCCCAGTGCTGGAGCCTCTCAAGACCCTGACCCGCTACACACAGGCCGAACTTATGGCCGCAGTGGTGTCGGCAATCTTCACCGTCTTTGTCAAGACTCCCGGCGGAAACGGCCTGGGGAACATGATTCCGGCCCCCGGAGCCTCCCCTGTGGTCACTTACGGCCAGGACGCTGGCCAGGGGAAAGGGGACTTGCAGCTCGGCAACGGAGCCATTGTAGACCTCGCCCCCGGCGAAGAGATCGTCATCGCTGACCCGAAGCGCCCCAACGGCGGTTTCGACCCCTTCTTTCTCGCCATGGTGCGGCAGATCGGGGTGGCCACCGGCATCCCGTTTGAGGTGCTCATCAAGCACTACACCGCCAGCTACAGCGCGGCGCGCGCGGCGCTGCTCGATGCCTGGGCCTTCTTCCTGTCGCTGCGCGGCGACCTGATCGACAACGTTTGCTCCATCATCTATTCCGTCTGGATGGCGCAGGAAGTGGCGCAGGGAACCATCGCGGCCCCCGGCTTCTTCGCATCGCCCATGATCCGCGCCGCTTGGCTCGGGAGTCAGTGGAACGGTCCGGCCATGCGCCAGATCGACCCACTGAAGGATGTCAACGCCGCCAAGGTCCGCGTGGAGGAAGGTTTCACCACGAGGGCCGAAGAGACTGCGCAGCTTACCGGAGGAGACTGGGAAACCAAGCATCGCCAGCGGGTGAAGGAAGAACGGATGCGCCGAGAGGGGGGGCTGGTGAACGAACCGTCGCAGGTCAAGGAAACGATTGAAGCAAAGCCGGATGACGGCGGCGATATGGAGGAACAATGACCATTCTGGAACTGCTAAGTGACGCATGGGCGATCAAGCCGAGCCACCTGGAGATGCTCCAGCGGCTGTATGCCGAGCGCAAGGAGCGCAGGCTCAGCGCCGCCGAGTTGAAAGACGTGGAGCTGGCGATAGGCCGCCCCCTCAACAACAACGCCGAGAAACCGTATCAGGTGTTGAACGGTGTGGCGGTGATCCCGGTGATGGGCTCCATCGCCAAGCGCGGCAGCATGTTTAGCGACGTTTCCGGCCTCACTTCCTACGAGGCCATTCAAAGGAACCTGCGCCAGGCGGAGACCGACCCCGAGGTCATAGCGGCGCTGCTCAACATCGACTCCCCCGGCGGCACGGCCAACGGCACCGCCACCGCCGCCGAGGCGATCCGGCGCTTCGCCACGGTGAAGCCGATAGGGGCCTGGACGGACGGCATGATGACCTCGGCGGCACAATGGCTCGGGGCGGCAACCGGCGACGTGCAGATCGGCAACGACACCACCGAGCTGGGCTCTATCGGCGTTATCTCGCGGCACGTGGATGTCTCGAAGGCGGAGGAAATGGACGGCATCAAGACCACCGTCCTCACCGCAGGACGCTATAAGGGCGCGGGGCATCCTTACGCCCCCCTCTCCGCCGAGCACCAGGGGGTGCTTCAGGAGCGCCTCGACTACCTGTACAGCGCCTTCGTCAACGCCATGGCCGGGTACCGGGAAAAGAGTCCCGAGCAGGTCCTCGCCTCCATGGCGGACGGACGCATCTTCACTGGTAGGCAAGCGATAGACGTGGGGCTTGCGGACGGGATGATGGGGTTTGACGAAATGGTCGAGCACATGCGGCAGCGAGCGAAAGGCGCGAAGCCTATGGACATGAACAGGAAACAAGTATCCGCAACGGGCGGGAAAGCCTTGGCGGAAATTTCACATGGAGGAAAGCGTATGACTAAATCAGAGTTGAAGCAGTTGCATCCCGCCCTGTACGCGGAAGTTTTTGCTGAGGGGCAGGCATCGGGCGGACCCATGTGTGGGACGTGCTCCTGCAAGGACTGCGGCGGCGGGGAGTGTTCCTGCTGCTCCAAGAACCCCCACAAAATGAGCGCTGACACCGAGCGTGCTCGCATCCAGGGGGTACTGGCACTCCCCGGCGCGGCGGCAACGGCCCACAAGGACCTGCTCCAGTCCCTCGCGTTCGACGGTAAAACTACCGCCGAAGGCGCGGCCCACCAGGTGCTCCTCGCTGAGGAGACGCTCCGCCAGCAGGCAGTCAAGGATATCGCCGAAGGCGCGGCCAAGCCCGCCCCGGCAGCAGAGGAAGGCGCAGGCGGCGGCGACAAGGCAGCCGAGGCCAAGTCCCTGTCCGCAAAGATGATCGCCCAGGCCAACGCCGGACGGTAAAACACACGACCACAAACGGAGGTAACTCGATATGGCAACGGAAAATTTCACCTATGACCACCTGTTCGCGGGCGACGCGGACATCATCACCGACAGCGGCACGCTCATCACCGGACAGAACTTGAAGCGCGGCGCGGTCCTCGGCAAGATCACCGCCTCGGGCAAACTCACGCTGGTAAACAGCGCC